TGCTCCTGTACGATATGCAGATTCAATATCTTGAGGACTACCGTATCCATCACCAGTTTGACCACCACCACAAAAAAGAAGAGTAAATCTTGATGTTGAATATGGTCTACTACTACTATCACCAGTTAATGTATATGGTGATGTTGGGATAGGATATTGTTCCCATGCTCTAGTTGTACTACCATTACCATTTGTGGTTACACCATTAGCATTTAAGTATGATTCTGGTGGTAATAGACAATAATATTTCCACGTATCATTTAATGTTATGTTATTATTAATACAAGCATTACTATAACTTACTGGGTTCAATGTACCTGCAAATGCACCCCATTTACCTTGACCAGGTGGTCTCCTAGACATTTGGTTTGATGCTATTGCTTTACACGGTTGTTGACCATTTCCAGGCCAACTATTTCCATCTGGATCTGTAGTTTCTACAATCCACTTATGTAATGGTATTGTAGAAGCATTAAATAATCCTACTGGACCTGTTTGGGTGGGATCCATGACTGTAGTGGGACTATTCTCATCAACTTCACCCCTTGATTTTAATCTAGTTCTAGTACCACTATGAAAGTGCATATGAGCATGTAAAGCAGTTGAATCTACTGCCTCAGTCTCAGTTCTCCTACCAGAAGTTGTACCAACAGTCCATGATGGTCTACCCCTCATTGGTATATCATGTGATGGTATAACAAAATTGCCAGAATATTCTACATCAATTACTCCATCAGTAGCAGCAATTGCATCAGCATCTATACCAATACCAGAACGACTTTTTTCTACATCATTTACTGTAGTAACTCTTATATTTGAATATATTCCACCACCTCCAGCACTACCAGTTGGTTTAGGATATTTAGATCCTAAGTCTGGTACTACAAATTGATCATCACTTACTGATTGTAATGGCAAATTAGCAAGATCTCTTCTAACAAACTTACCACTAGTTCCTGTACCACAAATAGCAGCAAGTTGAGGATAGTCAAGAGCATTATAAATTCCACCATCACATCTTAAATAACCTGCTGGTAAATCTTTTTTAGATGAGGTAGAAGTAATATTATTATCTACTTCCACTGGCCAAACAATAATTTGACCAGTTATATTACCGTATTTTCCTCTTTCTTTTGAATAAATAGTTGCCATTCTAGTATGCCTTGATAATATACACAAGTGACATTGCTGGTTGAGAAGTAGTTACTGTAATATTTAGTGCGTTTTCTTCACTCAATGGTGTAACATTACCTAAACTTATGTTACTGATAGCAAATGTTGGTGATGGTTTCAACGATCCAACAGACATTTGTATATCAAAAGTTCCATGATTATGTGACGCAAAAGTAGTGTCATTAGGATCTAAAGATCCAATGTTATTTAATGTGGTTGGCCAAGTACCATCTTTAAATATTACAGTTGATGTTCCAGTAGCAGTTGAAAGTGTATTTTCACTTAATGAAATTGTATACTCATAACTAGCAAGGTCAGTTCCTGTTCTAGTAATTCGTGTGATGTATGTGCCTGGTGTAATAAATTCACCGTCCACTAATCTATACGGACGTATCTTATCTTCAATATAATATGTATCAGAACCTTCGGTCTTAGTTGTTCTAATATCTGTACCTTGTGGTAATACAATTTCATTAGTAGTAGCACCAACAGATACATTATTAACAGTGAACCAGTTTGCAGGATCCTCTGGATTGTCAGGTACTTGGTTTAAAGTTGATCCTGTATCATATCCAAAATAGTTTCTTCTATTTGCCTGAATTTGTGGTCTAGGATGCATACCAGACCATGCAGGATGATGATGTAATGGTTTATCAGTTGTTGTTGGATCATTATCAAATGGATTATATGTAAATGAATCTGTAAAACTACCAACCGCAGGTCTAACCACCTGTTGAGAAGCAGCTGAAGGACTGTTTCTTGTTGCTGTTCCATCATGCCAAGATGGTGCTGGTACTGTTGACCAATAATCCTTTCCAGCATCATTCTTAAAATCAAAGAAATTATTCATATCTGGTAATGTGTGTTCATGCTGTGGATCACCATAATATGATGTAAAGGTAATACCATTTTGCCATGATGGATATTCACTATCACCACCTTGAATAGTACATTGATTATTTACTGATCTAACACTACCACTACAAGCATTTGGGTGTCCTTCATTACCACCCATGACAACACCACTTGTATCAAATACTTGGGGTCCAAAGAAACCTGCTCTTGCTGATTGAAAAGTTGTACTATGAGTATGACCTGGTATATGATTTATACCCAATTTCCTATTAATTGTAGTAACAGAAGTAAAGAAGTCTGGATCACTGATCGTTTGACCTGTAAACTTACCAGTTAAAAGAATATTTGGATTGTTAAAAGTAAAATCAATATCTGCATATGCATTATGCGTTATTTGAATTGCATCTGGTCCAAAATCAGTCGCTATATCATCACCACTACCATCACCTATGGAATCACCAACAACTGATAAGGCATCTGATTGACCCTGTTGATACTTTACTTCACTAAGCATACCTTTTTCTAGATCAACCAATGCTTTATTACTAATATTAGGTAATTGAAATTGTCCTACAAAATTAGGAAAATCTCCTGTTAGATTACCACCATAAGTTGTACCTATTTCAGATGCAAGTAAAGGATAATCTACTCCATCTTTAAGTTTACCGTCACATACCACCCAACCTTTTGGTAAGTTTGCAGCAGTGAACCCCTCATTACCATCACCACCCCACGGCATTATTGTACCGATACGAGCAGACTTCATTGTTTTGATTGAACTGTAGAATTGTGCCATGTTACCTTTATAGTTCTGTTAACCACCATCCACGTAAATTGGATGGAACTGTAGATGCGTTTGGATCACCAGCAGCATCTGTTGCACCAACATATATTAAACCAAATGATGCGTTTCTTGTTTGAACAACAAGTTCACCACTATCCCAAGCAGTAGTCATTTGACCAGCACCAGCTTGAATCTTAGTACCAGTTGTGTCACCTTGAACTGCGACTGGTACATTGTTGACTTTAAGTGCTCTTAGAACTAAACTTGTATTATATGTTAGATTTCCACTAACTTCAACAAATCTTATCATGTCACCTGTCTCTGCATATTCAGGTAGATACATGACAATATTATTACCACTACTTGTATTAATTAAGTAGTTGTTATTAGGTTGTAATGGACTTGCCTGTGTCTGACCGATTCCAGTAATAGACTGCTCAACATATGTATATCTGCGACCACCATTTCTAGTGAAGTAACGAGAAATACCAAATGCATCAATTGAACAATCTTGATACATGATGAAGTCTTTAGGACCAGTTGCACTACCTTGAGCAGCACCTAAGTTATCAACGTGTACTATTGCATCCTGTGAGTTTCCTGTTTGTGAAACTTTACCTTTGATGTAAAGTTTTTCACCCATATTAACAGAACCACTCTGACCAAATGCTTGGAATTTAATATCCTTATTGCATATACCAGTAGTTTGACAATCTTCGTAGATGACTTTAAGATCACCACCGACCATTGCTCCACCGTTGACATACATTCCCATTACACCAGTCAACTCATCTCTAACTGATCCATCACCTGCGTGATCATCATCGTTAGATACGTTGAATACTAATGTCTTACCATCAGAACCATATATTCTGAGGTTGCCACCAATCATTTCCATATGATCGTGAACTGTTAACTTACCACCACCAAAGAATCTAGTATGATCTCCATTTGCAAGGAAGTTGCCATTAGCGTCAAGTCTGGTAGACTTAGACATCCTTACACCAAACTCAATATCAGCATTGCCATCAATACTATCAGGATAGAACCACTCAAGTGCTCCACCAGTTTCAAACTTAAGGAACTGTAAGTAGTCTAATTTATCAGATACTATGTTAGAATCAAGAAGTCTAACTCTGATCTTATTAGCATCAAGGTTAGGTGACTCAACAGCAGTTCTGTTTCCAGCAGCACCAATTGGATCAATAAGTGATGTTAAATGTGCATCCTTACTAATTTTAACAACTTGTGCTCCAGAATCAAATGCTTGTGCAGCAGTTCCTTCTTGTCCTCTACCACCATTAGGATATGTACTAGCTGGATATGCAGAATTGTAAATTGTAGGTAATGTTACGTTACCACTTGCATCAGTTACAGGATCATCAGTTATAATGAATAATTCTATCTTACTAGAACCATCTATCATAGCAACTAGATCACCTGTTTGGAATGCACTTCCATTGCTAGAAATAGGAATGTTAAATTCACTTGTAGTAACAGCACCAGATAATGTTGTTATAGGACCAGTAGTTTGTAATGTCTGTGGATCAAATGTGTATGCTGTAACTACTGTTGTGCTATCATGAGCAATTCCAGTAGATCCATAGTATTGACCAACAGCAAATACAGTACCAACCTTATTACCAATAGTTGTATCACCATTACAGATATTAACTTCAAATGTAGTTGCCTCAGTATTCTTTAATGTAAGTTTACCATCATTAGCAGAATTAGCACTTGGATAAACCTCACTAGCACTACCACACTTACCTTGAAGTGTTACAGATCCATTAATTATTGTATTTGTTTCTTCTGTTGTGTTACCAATAGTAACACTACCAGTTATAGAATCAACTTCAAATAATGTTTCCTCATTAGTACTATCACATCCTTTTTTGACGGATAATTTTTTAGAAACTGCATTAATTACAGTTGTTAATTTGAAGATCTCACCTTTATCATCAACACCATCATTAGCAGGTGTACCATCTTCACGTGATATAATTACATAATCACCAACGTCAATGTTACCACCAAACTGTGATAGATTGACTTGCTTATTACCTGCACTTGCATCTAGATCAGATGTAATCCATGTGGAATCTAACTGTACGACACACTTGAATATATCAGTCGTATCTAAATGTGTTGAAGATATTGTGGTATATGAACCAAATGGTTGTCTAGTTACAACAATATAGTAAGGTGTATTTGTTGATACGATTCTTGGAAGAGAAACGATCTTAACAAATTCTGCATGACCTGTAGCACTTTCAGCACTATCAATCAAAAGAATATCATTCTCATTGAAATACTGATCACCATTTGGATTAGCAACAGAAATGTTATTATATGGACTATACTTAAGTGGTAAGTAATATTGTCCAGTAGGTAGAGCAGGTAGATTTGCTTGTGGAATTGCTTGACTCCATGTAGAATCACCCCATGCACCACTACCACCAGTATCAATTCTGTTGTAATCAGTCTTGTTATTAGCAGGAGCTGTATTTGGTGCATTAATTCTTAGGACATCAATAATATCTACATTCTTGTTGAAAACATTATTGCCGAGAATTCCATTATAATGTTCTATAGCAGAAACAGAACCTGCTTGTTGTCTATCAGCAGTGAATGAGAAGTTATTTAATCCACCACATAAAGTAATGTCACTATTGACTCTTAATGTAGAATCAATAACAGTATTGTTTCTAATCTTGGTAGTACCACCCTGACCAGCAATTGTTAACTGCGATGCATTAGTAGCAAAATCAACTATAGTTGTTGCACTGTTGTCTCCCAAGAAAGATACTTTCTCAGCAGTAGATCTAATGAATGATGTATCACCAGCACCTCGTCTAGTAATATTAGATCCATTAGTCTTGTCTTTGACTTGACCAAGTAGAATATCACCAGCAATCTTAAACTCTTTGTTATTAACTTGTGTATAAGAATCTGTCTCTGTACTTAAGAATGCACCACCAATAGATACCCTAGAGATATGTGCATTTGTACCGTCTCCTTCAGGAGTAGCACCTAGATCAACAAAACTCTTAGCTGATTTGTTGCCAATTTCAAATTCTTGAATGAGTGTTTGCTCATTACCAAATTCAATATTCTTGGCATAACCAGCCATCTTGAATCCATTACTACCACCAATAGATGTTTGATAAGCGTCATGTTGACCTTCAAATCCATTGTTCATTAAGAACTCAAATGTTCCATCAGTAATTGCTGTTCTAATTTCAGCAGTATTGTTAACTCCAGCACCACCACCATCTACATCAATGTCCTGTTCAAACTTAACATCACCAGCAAATCTACCAGTACCGTTAACGGTGAGTGTTCTGTCTAATTGTGTTGATGATGTCTGATCATCAGAAACATTAATACCAACACGATTAGTCTGAGCATTTACACGGAAGATAGCAGAAGAATTTGGCAAGCCAGGTGTCATCGTACCTACCAAGAATGCATTCTCTAAACCAACAAACGTTCCAGATGAATATACGATATTGTAACCAGTTATGATACCATTACCATCAACATCTAAGTTTGCTTTTGGTGTAGTTGCATCAGTAACGAATGATGACTGCCATGCTGTGCTACCAACTCCACCAGTTCTTGCAACTGTATTGATCCCAACCTTGTAAT